GGTTGTGCGTAATGCAACACCTAATCGCTGTATGTTACCTGTCGCAGTACCGGCGGCTTTACCTGTTGATATAAAGCGACCGTTGGCGTCTCTTAATCGACCATTTGCGTCTTTAACGGTTTGCTCAAGTTTTTTTGTTTCTGCGTTCGTTTTTTTTAGTTGATTAACAGCTTGAGATGCGTCAACCCTTAGCTCAACGTTGGATACTGCCACGGCTTGCTCAAGCGATGTCTACATTTTAACGCCGTCGCGTTTTTGCGCGATTTATCGCCTCGTTTTCACGTTCGCCTTTTAATTCGTAAAATGCTGCAAAGTGAATAAACTCCGCATCAGTTAATTCTGTGCGGAGCTTGCTGACTGTCATTCCTAGTTCGCAGGCCAAGAAGAACTCAAAATTGAGCCAACTGTCCTGCTTCAGTCGTTTTTTGCTTCTTCCAGGCTGCCGCTTTCGCCAATCCCAAACAAGAACAGCTCAAGATCGTTCAGCACTGACTCCGGCAGTTCATGCTGTAGCTTGGCAGCATCAGCAGCAGCAAATGCTTTGGTGCCGTTTTCTATTTCGGCAAGCTGGCACAGCATCTGTGTGCTGATGTCTAATGCTTCATCGCTGTTGGCAGCAGCTTGAGCACGCTTACGATCGGCTCGGGTGATGGGGCGGAAGTAAAGATCCAAGACCGCTTCACCTGCGTCGTTCTTAATCGTAAATTTACGGCGTTGGCTAAGGTCAAAAGCCCCAACCAGTAAATCAACTGTTCTGACAGTTTTGGAAGGCATAGTTTAGATCAGGCGACAGATGCGATTGCAATGGTGCCCTTGGTTTCAAAATTAAGGGTCACAACTTGCAGCTCGCCTACCGTAGCATTGAATTCTGCGCTTGTAATTAAAATATCAAAGGTAATCTTTTCGCTGCCGCTACCCTGGCTGCCAGCGTCGTAGGTATAAAGCTCAGCACTTGCAGCGGTGCTTTCGGTTGAAGGTGTGGTCAGGATTTCACGAATCAAGTCGCCTTTGCCGTCGCCAGCAGCGGTCTTTTCGTAGAACACCTCAATGGTGCCGCTGCCACTGATCAAACCGCCGACAGGATTGCGGAACTCATTGCCGAAGACCGTAGCGTCCAGCGCATCCTTTTCAATCGACAGCGACCATGACTGCACAGCGGTGACAACAGTAAGCGTGTCAGCAGAATCATGCTTGAACAGCACGTTGCCTTGTTCGCCGCGATAAAAAGCCATGGTCAGAGTTCCTCGATGAATTCAAAGGTCACACGGACCTGTGTTTGGAAATAGCCCTCAGGTGATGCGGACACCACTTCAGGACCGATTGGTGCGTCGAAGTAAACACCCGACACGTTGATTCGATTATACAGATCCCGAATCCGTTTGGCTATGGTGAAGTTTGCGCCAGACCCAACACCGGATGGTGTAAAGATGTTCAGAACGGTGACACCAACAATCCTGTTGTCTGATCCAGCGGTACTGCCAAGGGTTAAGTAGTTGTTAGCCCCAAAATTCAACAAGCACTGCACCCATGATGTATCAGGCGTTGGTGAATAGGATACGTTGTTAAATACGACAGGAATTGGCGGACTGGATCCAAGCTCCGTGGCAAGCCTAGATTCAATCGTTGAACGTACTGTGTTTAGATCTGCGGCCATTACCCTTGCCTCTTGATCTTTTCATATTGTGATCGTACATAGGACTGCATTTCCTTGCCGATGAGATCAACCCATCCTGGGCCATTTGTTTGATGGCTACTTCCGCCGCCTGGTGTTTCCCAGTTTTCCACTGTACGTTTTGGATTGTATCGTGTCTCTGTTGTTAATCCAGAGCCAGGAGCAGCGTTAGCTAGTTTTTCTGCATATGGCAAGTTGTTGTGAATGCTGTAATAGTTGCCTAGCTTTTCCTGTCCTGCAATGTAGTTTGATCCTTTAAGTGGTGCTGGCGTTCCCTTGTAATCACCTGGTGGTGCTGGTGTGCTGTTTGCATTGTTCTCGCCAACCTGCCAGCTTGCGCGGAACCTGCCAGTATCCACAGGACTTGCAGTCTTTAATTTGCTGTCCGTTTCAAGCACCGTTGCACGCAGCAACTGCTCAACTTGACCTTCCATATAGCTACCGATCTGCGCTAGCTTGATCGTTCTTGCCATCATCAAGCCCTCAAAAACAACTGATACACAATCGCTTGGTTGGCCTGTTCTACCGTTTCAATCCGCACGATCTGATGCGTGACACCGCTGATCAGCACCTTGTCATCAACCCCAGGGACAGCCGACAATGCTGATGCTGCAACCGTCAACTTTTTGTCGTCACCACGCACAAGGTCATTTACCTCCGCTGCATTCACGTCTTCCAGCACACCCTTGACGGTTATGTCTTCCAAGCCAATGGCATGATCAGGCACTGTGCCAGTCGTGGTGTCATAGTCGCCACTCGTAACAAATCGGATCGTGACATCACCACCAAACTTGCCGATGGCTTTGTTGGCAACCTTTCGCAGTGAATCAGCAAGTGCCATCAGACTCGGTAGGCGATACAAGCACCATTCTGAAGCGTGATGCTAGTGAAAACACCGACGATATGAAAGCCAGCAGGCATGGTCTCGCCGTCAAGGCTATTGCCCGTGTAGTTTTCGCTGACCAACGTGTCGATCGTTGTGTTCTCAAAAAAGTCGATGTGCTTGAATCGGCCAGTGTGTGCAGCAGTGTCGGTAATGACTTCTGCGCCAATCGTGTAGTCGATGCCAACATCACCTTGACCGAAACCCTTAGCCATGATCAGCTCCGTTGAATTGCGATGTTACCTGGTCCACTTATTCTAAGCCCTGTCAGGTATCGTTCAATGATTGGTGGGATGCGATCAGCACCTACAGCACCGGACTTGTCAGGCGTTACGTTGATCGGGCCAACCTGCACGTTTTTATAGTCCTCCAACCCGCTTAGCCCAATTCCGTCTTTGTTGTTGTTCAGATACACCGCAAGGATCGCTTGTGCCTTTTGAATTTGATCCGGTATTTCGGTGTCCGTAAAATAATCCGTTGTAATCCTAAACGGGAAGCCGACAGCATAGGTGTTGATGTAGGTATCAGGCTTCCGTACACCAGTGCGTGGCCACTGCATTGCTTGCGTATCAGTTGCCCTTGCACCTAGGTAACGCTCACGATCAAGGCGTTGTGCAGCCGTGTAAAGCGCACGATTCTTCTGGTCATCAGTAGCTGAAGCCCATGCAGTCACATCCGCATCTTCAACCAAGCCATCAATGATGGCATTGGCATCACTCAGCGTCAGGTAACTGTTTGCGTTTGCTCCGCCCGCTGTTGCGTCGATTGTGATTGCCATTTGATGAAGGCTTAGAAGGCTTGGGCTCTGAAACTTCTAAAGAAACAGAGGCCGCTGCCGAAGCAGCAGCCTCACGTTCACGCAATCGTCGGAATGCGTACAGACCCATCAGGATGCTGCAGACTTGATTACCACATAGTTCAGCACAAGTGCTTCACCGGCAGTAGATCCGACGTTGGAAAGGGTCACATCAAAAGACCCAGCAGCAACAGCACTGACACTAGCAATGTAAGTGCCAGTGGAAGCGCCAGACTGCACGCAAACTGCAACCACATCAGTGGCAGCAACCTTGTCAGAGGTAACGGTGAAGGAAACTTCAGCGCCACCTGCAAGGGATGCGTTGTGAGTAGTGACTTGACCGCAAGGCTGGTTCAGAGTCACGCCAGTGGATTTGCTGGTTGCTTGGGTAACGGCACCGCCAGAGACGTAACCGATAGCCTTGCCAGCAGACACTTCAAATTGAGAAGCCATGATTAGTTACCTCCTCAGTCCATGTTAGAAGTGTTGGTCACGCGCACGATACCAAGGTTCTTGGTTTCGTACACTTTCGACCAGTTGCCAACTGTTTCCAAGGTAGAACGGCTAGGGTTCACATCAGAAGCAGTCCAACGGCTACCAACAGGGTGATAGCAGTAGTGCAGGTCGATTGACATGGCATCGCTCTTGGCGAGGATGTCACGGTCAGTTTCGGTCTGCATTGCAAGCTGCTCACCAGAGGCAACAGCGCCTTGGGTGAAGAAGTAGGTTGCGTATTCAGTAGAAGAACCGCTACCTGCAGTCTGCACATCATCCGAAACAATCACACGCAGACCCATAAAGGTCGGCACGCTGACTTGCCCGAATGCGTTCGCGGTAGAACCGGAATCAGCGGCGGTGTCACCAGCACCAGTGTTGTCGTAGATGAAGTCGATTGCACGACGCTCAACAAGGTCGTAGTAAACCTTGCTGTGAACGCACATTGCAGTCAGCTTTTCACCCTGATCACCCAGCAGAGACTTGGCCTCAGCAACGTGACGTGGGGACAGCACAGTTGGGGTGTCGCCGGACTCACCATCAATGGTCAGTGGGAAGAACGCAGCAGAAGAGCTGGTAGAACCCAAAGAACCAAAGACACCAGCCAAGCAGGACAGCAGATCCTTTTGACGCTGGTTGGCAACATAGTCAGCAACCTTGGCACCGATTGCAGCCATCGGATCACTACCAGCAGCAAGTGCGGCGAGGTCACGCGCTTCAAACGCACGACCACGATGCAGGATGACGCCGGTTTGGCGATCAGCAGTGATCTTGCCAGGAGTCAGTGAAGTGCTGTCAGACAGAACTTCAAAGTCACCGGTCAGGTTTGCCTTGTAGAAAGGAACGTTGATAAAATCACCGCCCTCAGTGGCATTCAGCTCCGCCATTGGTTGAACCACACCAGATGCCAAGAAGGCATCACGCTGGGTGGTTTGCTCAATAACGTAAGGAGTAAATACCTCGGGGACGATGATGTCGCTACGGAGAGTAGCCATCGTTGGATACCGAAAGGGGTTTACAGTTTGGGCGTAACCCGATATGGCTCAGCGTAGCTTTGCCGTAGTTTTATATTAACGCCCAGCCGCTGCTTTCATCCGATCGTATAGATCACGATCAGTGCGGAACAGACGTGATTGTTCAGTCAGGTTGAAGTTATCAGGGCTGAATGGATTTTTCATCCCTGCAGGAATGTCACCAGTGCTGCGGCCTGATGGTGCACCAGAACCTTGTGGCTTCGGTGCTTTCTGCATCCACTCGGGCAATGATGCCTTGGCCCAATCAGCAACAGGCTTGCGCTCATAACCATCAACGACAACAACAGTGCCGTCGGCTTCACGCTCAATCTTGTCGGCTGACAGCTTGGTTTTAAGCACCAAGTCAGGATCATGCACGATGTCGGCCAGCGCAGAAACAGCAGGGCTGATCAGCTCCAGTTCACGAACCTTTGCTTCAAGTTCTGCAATGCGCTGGTCCTTTTCCGCCGACGCCTCACGGAACTGCTGCTCCAGAGCCTGTCGTGCTTCGGTGTACTTTCCTTCGGATTCAAGTTTTGACTGTTCTGCTTGTCGCTTGAAGTCCAGCAGTTCCTGAATATCCACCCCATCGGGCACCGCCTTTGCTTTCTTGAGTTTGCCGATCAGCTCATGGTTTTTACGCTCAAGAGCTTCGATGCTGCTTTTCAGTGCTTCGGCTTCTGTGTTGCTGGCTACATCAGGTGATGTAGGCTCTTGATTCTGTTCTTCAGGCATTGTCAACCAATAAGGCTAATTTGCCTTCACACTATAACTATCCCTACCATTTTTCCTTGGCTGCCCAGAACGCTGCTGACATCTTGCCTTTGGCGATGTTCTTGGCGTGACGTGCCATGAATGATGCACGACGTGCCTTGGCTGCTTTTGATTCGCCTTGTCGTGGTGGTGAGCCTGATACGCCTTGCTGTCCAAAACGGATCAGCTTGATTTTGTCGCCTTCTTTGGCGAGTACCGCGTGAGATTTGGTTGGGTGGTTTGGCGTACGCTTGGGCTTGTTGTAACCCGCGAAGGTCTCGCCACGGTACTCAATGCTCATGATCGTTTCGGTGCTTTGCGGAGTTGTGACTGACGCTTGAGCACTGGATTGCCGGTCGATTCAGATTTGATCCGAATCACAGGATCATCCTTGCTGCCAACACGGGTGATGTTGCCACCAGTCGGACCTTTGATCATGGCGCGTTCACCAGCAATGCTGGTCACAACACCATAGGTGCGCTTGCCTTGATAGGTCCAGCTAACACGATCGCCGCGTTTCATTTTTTCTTGCCTCCTTTTTTGGTCATTGGCTTTTGAGGCTTTTTAGGGCCTTTGTTGTAACCAGGCATGATGCAGAAGCCGCTGAACTTAGTCTAGTTTGCCGTAACGCCTGCGTAAGTCTTGCAGCGTAAGTTCTGAGCCATCATCACGCACAAGTTTTGCCATTGCATCACGGGCACCATGTTTGCGTGCAAGACGATCAAAGTATCTTGCTTTTTCTTTGCCTAGGGCTTCAATTTTGCGTGCTTTATTTTCTGGGCGGGCTAACCATTGCCCATAGCTTTGATCTGCTGGCACCATGCCGCCTGCTGCTGCACGTTTACCTGCTGGTGGTGGGTCAAAACCTAATCCTTCATAGTCAACTACAGCAACCGTCGTACTGCGGCAGTTGAAGTGTTGCGGTGGTTTCGGACCCTTACCATATTCAAATTCTCTGCCATCCAATGCACGACAAATGGCAGAAGTACGAGTATCAAGCGTTGCGACATAACGGTATTTTTTTGTGATGTCTTGGTTGGCTTCATAGACTTGCTGTGATGCAGCGTTAGCAACCTGATTGATGCTAGTGCGAACCAATGCTTGCACTTGATTATTCGCTACCGTTGTCGCTTGACCGCCTGCAGCAGCGATCTGTTTAGGACTGCCAGGTTGCCCGAAACGCAATCTACCTTTAAGCCTGCGGCTGATGTCATCTGTCGTCTCACCAGTCAGCAACCCATTACGGACAACTTGAGCAAACAATTCGGCTTGATCTTCTGCGATGCCACGAAACGCCTTCTCAACGATTTTGCCATTGGGCAGCGTGATCGTTGCACCTTGAGCAGCAGTCAGGCTATACGTTTGCGGTGCGCCTTGCACTGCAGCAAAAAGATCGTCCGATAGTGTGACCACATTAATCTGCGTTGGATCGGTAGTGACGACGGCTTGAGCAAACTGCGGGCTGATCTCTACGGTGCGGACGATGTTACGACTGCCGCGTGGTAATACCTTTTTAAGTTGTTCTTCTACAAATTCAGACTGCAACTCAGCTAAGCCCTGCAGTTCTGATGCTGTTAGTTCAGTGCTGTCGCCTG